AGTTTTTATACCCCTTAAAATTTATGCCAACTTAAAAACTGGCACATATACAATCGTAGAGTTTCATTCAAGTTATGAAAGTCATTGCGTTATTAGTATGGGGGTTAAGTTTAATCAATTAGGAAAAGGGAGTTAAATGATTGGAGGATTAATAGGTCCTATTGCTAATTTAGCAGGTACGTTTCTACAAGGCAGGTTAGAAAAAGCCAAAGCTAATACTGAAGTTAAAGTAGCTACAGCTAAAGCTAAAGCCAAAATTATGGAGAAACAAGCTACTGGTGAAATAGACTGGGATTTAGAAGCTATCCGTGGTGCAAGAAATTCTTGGAAAGACGAGTGGCTCGTAATTTTATTTTCTATACCTCTAATACTAGCTTTTGTTCCTAACATGGAGTTAGTAGTATTAAATGGTTTTTCAGTATTAGAACAAATGCCTGAATGGTATCAATACTCTTTAGGTGTAATTGTTGCTAGTAGTTTTGGTGTACGTGCAGCTACTAAATTCTTTAGAAGAAAATAATGCAAGAAGATATTAAACGAGTTATTTTAACTATAACAGCTACAGCAGTATTTTTAATATGTTGGTTTACTAGTCCAGCGTTATCTCAAAGAGTTGTATGTGGGCCAGGTGATCTTTTAGTAGGTTCTATAGAAAGACGTTTTGCAGAAAGAGAATCAGAAAGAGGAATAGAATCTAATACACATATGTTAGTTATTTTAACAGTAAACACTAGAGGTCAATGGTCATTGTTAATTAGTCCTAAGTCTGATCCTACAGCATTGTGTGTACCAGTTACAGGTAACAAATGGGAACAAGAATATAATAAATCATCTGGTGTAGCATTTGATGGGTCTATTCTTACTGTTAACTTTGATGACGATGGTAAATGGCGAATGTATTATTTTGAATCTCAAACAGGTAATTTGCAAAAACTGATGGAAGGATATAATTGGGAACGGTTATGGGAATTTGACAAATCCCTGTAATTCTGCCAAACTTATCCACAGGAGGCTACTATGGCTCGTAATTATAGATCAGAGTATGATAATTACCACAGCACATCAAAACAAAAAAAGAACCGTGCCTCACGTAATGCTGCTCGTAACAAACTTAAAAAAAACGGCACTAACGTAAAAGGTAAAGATGTTCATCATAAAGATGGCAATCCTAAAAATAACAGCAGGAAGAATCTTAGTGTTATGTCAAAATCTAGGAATCGTTCTAGAAAGACATAACTATGACTTTTACTTTAAAAGATATATCAGATGAAGAATTTGCTGTAGCTTTTGAACAAAAAGGACCCAAACTTTTATCAACTGAGTTAAACATAGATGTTCGTCAAATTTATAAAAAAAGACGTACACTTGAAAAACGATTACAAGTAAAACTAACACCACCATCAAAAGAATACTTTATACAACCAACGCTTATTCGTGGTCGGTTAGATTTTAAATGTAAAGATGGTACAATATTCATAGGCAGCGATGCCCATTATTGGCCTAATTATGTCAGTACTGCCCATAGAGCATTTGTGCAACTTATACATGAAATGAAACCTAAGGCCGTTATATTAAATGGTGATGTTTTAGATGGTGCTACTATTAGTCGTCATGCTTCTATTGGTTGGGAACACAAGCCAAGACTTATAGATGAAATAGAAGCCTGTAAAGATAGGTTAGCAGAAATAGAAGCAGAGATGCCCAATGGTAATTTGTTTTGGACTTTAGGTAATCATGACGCACGATTTGAAACAAGACTAGCCAATATAGCTCCAGAGTATGCCAAAGTAGAAGGTGTGCATTTAAAAGACCATTTTCCTTATTGGCAGCCAGGTTGGAGTGTATGGATAAATGATAACATAATCGTTAAACACCGCTATAAAGGTGGTATCCATGCAACACATAACAATACTGTTACGTCTGGTAAAACAATTATTACTGGACATTTGCACAGTGCTAAGGTAACACCATTTACAGATTATAACGGTACACGTTGGGGTGTAGATTGTGGTACACTTGCTGACGTATATGGGTTACAATTTTCAGACTATATGGAAGATAACCCTAGAAATTGGCGATCTGGTTTTTGCATATTGACTATAAAAGATGGTAACTTATTACCTCCAGAAATTGTATATGTGCTAGATCATAATGTTGTAGCATTTCGTGGTGAATATATTAAATTATAGAAATTTATTATTTTACAGACACACACTAAACTCTACTAAAGTAGTTAAAATTAGTGATACAAAACGCAATACAAATGGAGATAAGAAAAATGATAATGCAACTACAATGGATAATAGAAAAAATCAAAGCAGCGGTCAGATTCTTAATATCTGTGTGTAAAGAGCTTTGGAAAGAGATAAAACGATAATGCCAAGTTTTGGTGCTAAATCAAAAGCCAATCTGAGTGAGTGTCATCCAGATTTGCAAAAAGTATTTAATAAAGTCATACAATCGTATGATTGCTCTGTAATAGAGGGCTATCGAGGGAAAGAAGAACAAGATGCAGCATTCCATTCTGGAAAGTCTAAGTTGCAGTACCCCAAGTCCAAACATAACAGACAACCTGCGTTAGCAGCAGACGTAATACCTTATCCTGTAGATTGGGATGATACCAAACAGTTTTATCATTTTGCAGGATTTGTACAAGGGATAGCAGAAGAAATGGGTATACAACTACGTTGGGGTGGTGATTGGAACTCTAATAGATTATTTGAAGACCAGTCATTTCATGACCTACCGCATTATGAATTAATAAAGGCTGATTAAATGGAAATACACGATAGACCAAACGAACCTGCAACTGACTGTCCTTGGTGTGGACAATGGACACGTTTAGAGTATGTGCAGGGTCATTATCAATGTAGGAATTGTAAGAAGGTTGTAGAAGATTGCTGCAATGGAGAAAGAGCATCTGTTTATGATTTAGCAGAATCAGAAGTCTATGGTGATGTGCCTTGCACAGACGGCATAGATTGGGATGCACTCTCTGGTAAAAGTGGTGGTTAACCTTTAAAAAATATCAATACCATTAGCATGAGAATGTAGCTTTGCTGTAAGAGCTGTATAGCCTACAGCATCAATATGATCATCTACATTGTATTCACCAAATTTCATACGAGCTATTTTTATAATCGTCATCATTTGTGGTACGTCATGAGGTTTTACGGTAGCCTTTAAATAGCTTGACCACACTTCTGCCACAAATGTAAATGACTCTAATGCGTCGCCATGTTGTTTGTGTTTTGTTTCAGTTACTTGTTTAAGAGCATTTTCTAATAAACCTACCATAAAATCTCTAGATTCTTCTTCCTTATTATTAGTCATTTGTATCTCCATCAATAGTTATTGCATCAATCGCTTTAAACAAAATGTAATTTCCTTTTTTTAAATTCATAGTATGAAAACAATCTGAGGACCCTGCAATCGCAGCAAAAGGTAAATCAACTTCAGGTGTATCTTCGCTAACCGCAATAATATCTCCATCATCGTTACTTACATATATTGCATCTTTTAATTTAGTCATACTTTATCTCCTAAGTTTATAACTTTAGTTTCACAACCTTCACAGTACCAACCAGTATCAGAAACTAATAAATTGCCATAATGTTGACACTTTTTGCATAAAACTGGTTTATCGCCAATATAAGCGCCCTCAGGCCATTTTAGTCCATTTTGGTGGTTCTTACCTGGTTTAGTGCCTAAACGTGCGTTGTAGTGCATTTATAGCTCCTTTTTATGCTGTAATTTACGTTCTTTGTACTCTGCGCCTAGCTTTACTGCGGATACTGCGAGTTTTTGCCAATGAGAGCGTGAAAGTCGTCTAATGCTTCTAGTTAACCTTCCTTTATCTAAAGGTGTAATATCTTGAAATATATTTTGATCACGTACTAAACAGGATGCAGCCCAGTACGTTAAGAGTTGTTTTTCTTTGTTACTAGGCAAATTCTTTTAGCTCCCCTTCTGTCTCTTGTTACACGTAAATTGTTACCATAAATTTCTTTTGACCCATCAGGCATCATTTCTTTAAGTTCTTTAATAGTATCTTCATGAATAGTGTGCTCTTTCTTAGATGTATAGTACTGTGCTTCTAGTTCTGTAAAGCGATTGTTTTGAACAAAACTAACTTTTCTTGTGTATTTACTAAACTCTTCTTTTTTAGGTTTAATAGGTTTACCAGGTATAGGTTCTATATCATTAACAACACAATCCCAAAAGCGTTTTTCTTTTTTAATTAACGCATCTGTATAAATAGAATCGAAGTATATCTTCTCATATTCATGTTTAGAATTACCAAAAAAGACTGACAGATATGCCCAAGGAAGTGCCATTACTGACATATAGTGTTGAATTTGCGGATAATACAAATCAATCAAATCGGTCATCTTCTTATGCATACCAGTATGCTTGGCTTCAAAAAGCCCTGTCTCGCCATCTTCATGAACGAGACCGTCTATTTGTGCAATCATAAATCCATTGCTATGTGTGTATAGCTGATCCGTTGCTGATTCTGTATCAACAACAACCTCACGCATCTTAGCTAACCATTCTGCATTAGTTCTTTCTGTTGCTTGACCAATACGCACAGGTAAAGAATCCGATAAGTCAGGCCTTGGAGAACGACCTGTAAACTGTCGCCATAACTCTATAACGTCTGTATCGTAAACTTTACCGTGCGCAATTACATTAGCAGCAGTACCACCTATTTTATTGTGTTCTTTATAAGTCATTATTTTTCTCACTTTTTAACATTTGATTAATAACAGCTTGTTCAATCAACATATGAAACCACTCGCTTTTAGTTAAATCTTCTAAACGACTAGTTACCATTTCCTCTAATGCATTGGCTATTTCTTGGCTAGGTCTTATTTTTTTCATAATTTTTTCCAAACTTTTTTACAGTTGAGGCAATAAGCCTGTCTAATCTTTTCCACACATCACTATACATACCGTCTTTTGGTGCATTGTAATTATGCTCTACTATTTGCTTAATTCTTTGTGGTGAACATCCATCAGAAGCTAAAGCAGCAACACACGAAACTAACGTATTGTGTAAGTTACCTGGCTCTGCACCTTGTAACTGTTCACAAATCTTAGCCCTACGTTTGTACGCTGTTAATGCTTTACGTTGGTCTTTTAAAGCTTCGAAATAATCTGTATCACCAATATTAGTATGTCCGTTCCATTCTTTTTTAGGTAATAAGGGCTGTATTATTTTTTTAATTTTATCAATGCAACATAGACTTAAAGACGGTAAAGACTCAGGTTCCACCTCTAAAGGACTAAAATCAGAATACCAATAGTCTTTTTTAGTTAACGGATGTTTACCAAATATAACAACTTGTCTGCCTGTGCTAAGAAACTCAACAGGTCCAACACTTGTTTTAATATCTAATCCTTTGAAAAGCATTACAGCTCTAGGGTATCTACCAAAACGTATTATTGGAGTAGTGCCTACTGTTTCGTGAATTGCATTTTGAATAGCAGTAGATAAATCTTCATCATCAAGGTCAATATCAATAGCAATAATGCCACTAGATCCACCTAAAACTAATCCTATATTTTCATCACGATATTTTTCTGACCATCTTTTTATTTCATATTTAGATGGCGGTATATCAGAATACTGCGACCAATACGGAATTACAGGTCGTTTACCATGAACAGGTATTATGTTCCAACCTAATTCATATAAATTGCGTGCGTGTTTTCCAAACATTTATCCTCTCTTCGTTTTGTGTTTGGGGTACTTCGATTCCCAGGAATCACTGAGAGCTACATCATCGTGTGTTCCATACTTTCTAATACCCCAAACGACCTTAGTAGGAGATGGTGAAAGGAGCCAAACCCAAAACTACCAAGGTATATCTTCGTCATTAGCGTTATCTGATTTTCCACCACATAACTCTATTTGGTCAACATTAAGTTTAGTAGAGAAACCAATCTCACCGTCTTTTTTAGTATAAGACTCTACAGATAGTTTGCCACTTACTGCAACTTTTTGACCTTTGACAAGGTATTGAGATAATGATTCACCTCTTTTACCCCACATACTACACTCAACCCAAGTAGTATCTTTACTTTTGGTTTTGCTATTGTAGTCTGTAGAGGCAATAGAAAAGTTAGTTACAGAACCATTGTCTAAACTTTTTTGCTCGGCAGCTCTGCCAAGATTACCTATTACGTTTGCTATAATCATATTATACTCCTCTGATTATTTGGTTAATTGAATATCTTTAACTGCTTGTCTAAGCTGATCCGCTATTTTGGGATTAGATTGATGAACAGTTTTTAAATCTTCTTTTAGTTTGTCATTTGCTCTAAATTCTTTTAAGTCCTCCTCTGTTTCTATAGATTGTATTTGCATTTCGATACGTTTCTTAGCTGCATCAGCATCTTTGTTGATAAACTTATCTTCTGTATGCTCATTGTCAGCATCATCACCAGTTTTAATAGCTAGTGTTTTCAGCAACGCATACTTAAATGCATAACTCATAGCCTTACCTGGGCCTTTGTCATCATTACCAATACCTTGACCTACAGATGGAACAACTTGATAATCATCTTTGTTATAAATATTTTGAAAACGAATATTCATAACAGCTTGAGACCTATTGCCATCTTGTGTAAATTCTAATTTAGAAGGTATTGCAATAATACCGTTCCGTAGTAATGGTCCTCTTACAGCTTCCAATACATCATCGTGACTGACTGTTTTAAAAGGCATACCCTTGTTTTTAGTTTTAACAACTGTTGGTATTTCTTGTATAGCAGACGCTAGGCGCTGATATATGTTTCCACCTGTTTCTGCAGGTGAAGTATTTTTTTTAGTATTCATGATTATTTTCTCCTTTGTTTATGTATAAATCTACTATATTATACCATGTTTACTTGGTGGTTTTCCACCATTTTATATTAAACGGATAAAAAAAATGACTAACTTACTTTGCATTGATCCAGGCAGACACTCTGCGTGGTTAGTGGGTACCTATGAAGATATAGATCTTCCAGAAATCTATACTTTACAATGTAACCACAAATCACATGCAGAAGTTTACTATGCCTTTTTCGAGCATGGTTTACGTATGGCTAAAAATATTGAACATATAGTTTATGAAGAACCTTATGTTCGGTCTCATAAAGCAGCACGTATGCAATATGGTATGATTGGCATTATAAATTTAATTGCTGCACATACCCCTACGTGTAAAGCTGTATGGGCTATACATCCTTCATGGATAAAAAAACAAGCAACTGGTAAAGGTAATGCCACTAAAGATGAGATGATTGCTACAGCACAATCTTATTTTGAAGGATTACCTAATCTTCAAGAACAAGTAAGCTCAAGTCATTCTGCCGATGCTTTTTGGATTTATCGGTATTTTATCGAAAATAAAACTTTGAGGGATTTTGAAAATGAAGAATAACAACCTATACAATGCTTGTATATCAGACATTGATGATGGTGCATTTCGATTATTAGTTTATGCACACACCAAAAACGTACCAATATGTTTATTAAATTATAAAAAGGCTTGTGAAAAGTTACGTATATCTTCTCGTTCTTTTTATAGATATAAAAAAACACTAGAAGAACATCCAGAGTTTTTTATTGAACCAGAAGATACAAAACCTACACAAAATTACACAAAACAATTTAATGAATTTTATGAATCATATCCACGTAAACAAGCACGTAGAAATGCTGAAAAATCATTTAACAACGCTATAAAAAGAGGTACACACCCTTATGTTATTATCAATGCTGCGAAGCAGTTTGCCGTTCTTGTTGAAGAACGAAATACTGAAACACGTTATATTCCTCATCCTGCTACATGGCTTAACCAAGAGCGCTGGCAAGACGAAGATTTACGACGAGCTATTGATACATCTACTAACCAAGATCTTGCACCAGAAACAATATGATTAGTTTCCGTAGCCGTAAGACAGCTATTACGTCTGTTTTACAACGATTAGAAGACCCTGGTCGTTGTGATTCCACTGGTTTATCTAAACTTGATAAAGCTATGGGTGGTGGTCTATATGCTGGTAAAGCCTATGGATTACAAGCTCGTAAAAAAGTTGGTAAAACTATTTTATTAGGAACAATATCTTATAATCTTAATATGCTTGGTACAAAACATTTATGGGTAACAGCAGAAATGAATGACCAAGAGTTAGAACACCGTCAATTAGCTAGAGCATTGAATAAAAACAGTATTTCTTTTATGGATGGCAAAATTGATGCAAAAGAAATACAACAGTATTTAAAAGATGCTCCAGATAATGTGTATTATGCTAACGCTTCTGGTATTACGTTAACAGAATTAGAACGTCTTATACATAAAGGTATTGATGAGCTTGGTATTCAAGGTGTTATTGTTGACTATTTACAACTAATAAAAGGTACTAGTCAAAATAGAACAGAACACCTCGAATACGTAGCGCAATCATTGGCTGGATTGGTGCGACAACGGCAGATATGGTGCATTGTCGCAGCACAACTCAACCAAGAAAACAACACACGTGGAGGCGAAGGTATGTTGTTAGCGTTTGATATGGTCTTCAACTTACATAGAGATAAGTTTAAATCAGACGCATATCTAGAAATGACAGAGAGTCGTTATACATCTTATGTCAATATTGGCAGTAAAAATAAACCTGGACTCAAATTAGAACAAAATGGTCCTTTCTTTTCACAAATATAAGTGTATAATCTTTATTGACTATTCTTAATAGTTTTCAAGATCCTCTGTTTAGTATAAATCTGAGACCCCAGTTTTTAACCTCCCTGGGGTCTTTTTTTATAGTTCAGCTTCAAAACTACATTCACCTGTTCGCTCAACACATGAACGTATTTTTTGGCCTAATTCTAATCTGGCATACCATTGTAAAAAATCTGTTAATTTATTTTCTGATATTTTTAAATGTTCAGATAATTCTGAGGAATTATAACCATTGTTTTGTTCAAAATAACTTTTTAAACGCATATGATACAAACCTAATTCTTCAAAACAGGTTTCTATACCTTTTTTTATGTTAGGTAAATCATCTTCATCAAAATGATAATGCAAAAAACCTGATGTACCTTCTACACCAAAAAAATCAGCATCGTCACTGCTTTGAACAGCAAACCAAAATTTACCTTCAATATCTCCGTTGTAATATCTACCCATTGTTTAATCCTTTCTAATTTTCGTATATATCTAATCTAATTTTATTGGAAGGATGTAATCGTTTATTATAAATTTGTTCAATATTTATTATAAAACCATTTCTACTTCCTTGATTCTTTAATGCCATAGAATTGTTTTTTAATTGTGATTGAAATGTTCGCCATTTAAAACTGTTCTCTTCTTTTTCAGCTTTAAAACAAGCAAGCATTGCACTTATAAAAGTCCTTTTTTTGTAATGTTCAGTATAGTCTCTTAACCATAGCAATCTTTCAGCTTGCTTTTTTCCCCATTCTAAATTGTCAATTTTGAAATGACCGTGTTTAAATTCAGTCATAATTTTTCCACTAATATAACTTTTACCATTTAACATAGCTATAGAAGGTATAACCGCAAAACCATAATATTCAATAAACCATTTTAATGATGTGTAATCACTATAATTGTTATCAGAATAAGATTTTACAATATCAAAGTGTGACCATGATTTCTGATGACTATTAATTTCTCTTACGTTTTTTAAAGTCCAACCATGTTTTATAATGTATAAAACTGGATAATTAAGTAATTTGTATGCTTCAACTCTGTGTTGTCCATCTAAAATATACATATTTTCATCTACAAGAATAGGAACTTGTAAATCATTTTTTTCAATTAATCCTTTTAATTTAAGTACCCATGATTTGACTATTTTTCTGTTGCCTTTTAAAATCTTAAACTGTTCAAGATTTTCAGTTATGTGAATTTTTTCATCAGTCCATCCATTATTATCTTCATTTACGGCAGCAAATATACTCATTTTAACCTCCTAATTGATAATGTTGTGACTAGATAAAAAATTATTCCAAGCATCGCTTTCTAAATACTTTTTAACTTCTAACTCACGCAAGTGGTCTCTTTTAGCAGCAGTATTCCAATGCCTAGTTCTTGGTTCTTTAAGATTCTTATGTGCGCCATAACGTGAGAAAGCTGAAAGAGCAGCATACACGTTATCGCCACGTTCTTCGGCTTCATAGTCATACAGTTCTGTAAATTCTGTAAGTTTATAATTTCTACGAATTTTACCTTCTTGTGTTTTGCAATTAGGCCAAAAAGAATGAAATAACTCCTTTAAATACAAATGGTTAGTAGGTGTTGCTAACATTTTCTTTTCGGTTTCTATTTTTTCTAAAAACATAGTTTTCATATCTGGAATTTTAACAGCGAATCCAGCAGCACTAAAGTTTGTAGTGTTACGTTGTGTTACGCTTTGAAAATCACCTGATATTAATGTGTTTAAACAAAACCAATCTATATCACCAAAAAACGCATTAGTAGAACAACTACCGTTAATAGAACGAACAACAATCAATCGTAATGATTTTTCCCACCAGCTATATTCGTAGTTTTCTTGAAATATAGCTTTAATCGTAGGAAATCGTATATCCATAACAGCATATAAATCGTTATGACAAGAAGTCCATTTTACGTCTGCTGATTGAAAATCAACAGGTGCAAGTTGGTTCTTTAAAGCTGTAATAATTTGACCAAATACTTCATGATGAGGTATTGTTCCTTGCATATATCCAACAATATCAGCAACTTGCCGTGTGCCGTCATGTTGTATTTTAACAAGTTTTTTCTTGTGTGCGACTTCTGTATCTTCTAAGTCTGTATCAAATAACAATGCGTCAGGCAATAACCATTGCGTTTCATTGTGTTCTAAGTAATCATTTAACATTGTGTAATCTCCTTTGTTTAGGAATAAAAAGTTTTTTTGTTTTGCAAATATACCCTTCAAAACATTTACCATTGTAAGGCTCACGTAAAAAGTTTTCGTGTGCATCCATGCAAAAAACAATTTTGACTGGTTCTATTTCATAATATGACGGTATACTTACCTGGTTATTAATAATATAACATAACTGTGTGAGTATTATGTACGTCATGCTCTTACCGCTACTCTAAACAACAACGAAAATACTAAACCACCAACAATCGCAGTCATCATTCCGCTAAAAGTACCCCAGAATAACAATGCCATTACTGCTGTTACGCCTAAGTCTATAGGAACTTCTAGTAATTTAAATTTCCTAAAACCTAATTTCCAAAACAGCACTAGAAATCCTAATGCTGTTAATATACCTGCTATAATCATTATTTATCTCCTGCATAACCTATTGGATAATTATCAAATTGACTGTGATACGCAGCTTGTTCTGCTGCATCTTCAATTTTTAATTCTATATTTTTAAGTTTTACAATAAGTATTTGCAGTCTTTCAGAAACGATTTGTAAGCGTACAGAATCACCTGCAAGACGCTCCGCATGTTCGCCATCTAAAATTTTTGATAAGTTGTTAATAGAATCAATTACGTCTTTAACTGATGTGTCAATGACCATTTCTTCTTCGTATGTTAATTCTTTACTCATATTTTGCCTCTCCTTTGGTTGTGATTGCGTCAAAAAACCTAAATGCATCTCCTTCGCTTTTGAATAAAGGCCCTACTCTATGTTTAAGTTGTTTGCGTAATAATGCGACATACCACAAACCATCTTTGTTTTTCATAATTGCATAATGTACAGGTGCAGGGCCAAATTTATCCCATAATTGGTTAATTTTAAAAATCATGTTTCTCATTTTGCTTCCTTTCTATTTGGCATAATTTATGAATCATTTGTTCTAGTTCCCACATTCTTGCTTCTAAAGAATCTATTTTTTTGTGCAAACTGAAATCCTCATCAAAACCAATTTTGTTTTTTATAGAACGTGCAACTGTGCTTTGTGATAATAATTTTATAGTTTCTATTATGCCAATGGCGTATAACGGATTCATTTAAAATATCCCTTTCTAAAAAAATTATGATAGTTACGTCCGCAAAATTATGATAGTTACGTCCGCACAAGTGAAATGCATGTAATAATTATGCACTGAAAATACCAAAAAAAAAGGATACCTAGCTGTTAGACTAGGCATCCTTTATGATAGTAGTTATTTTTTCTTTTTGGTTCTGTATTTAGACGCTAAAGCAAGCACTTCATCTGCTTCTAAATCCTCAGAAGTTATACGCTTTGTAGTTTTTGCTTTTTTACCTTTTGAGTATTCGTAAGTTTGACCATTTGGTAGTGTCATACCATTGACTCTAACAAGGTATTGGTCGAAAGCTTCTTGAAGTAAACTAACTATTTTGTCATTTACTTCTATGTTGTTTACTATGTTGTTAAGATAATCAACAGATGAAGCTAACTTTGTTTTGGATATTTCATCATTACGGTTAGAGGCTCGGTAGTTAGAGACAATATCCATTTGTTTTGGTAGACGCTCATTAGCATCCCAATCTGAGTTATGAGCAAAAATTTGGTTTTGGTACATTCTGGTTACATAGTATGGGTCAGTTTCTACAAACTGTTTTTCTAAGGAACCTAAGAATGATAGTATTGCAGACGCACGGTCATCTGCATCTCTATACCACCAATTATCTTGTACATCTATAAAAGTTTTATCTTCTGTATTTGTATCTACTGGAATTAATTGTGTATTATTCATAATAAATCCTTTGTTTAAATATATAAAATTGCTTTACCAGCTCCTAATAGGAGCATGATAATTATTATTGTTATAAAATTATAATAAACTTTACCAAAAAAACTACGCTGTTTTACTACATTGTCTTGTGGGTTTATAGGTGTCAATGATAGTATTATCTTTGGTTTCATCATAATCCTCTTTATAAACTAAATTCCACAATTCTCTAATTCTTGTTTCTTGGTCAATGCAAGAAATTTTATTTACATATTTATTAAAAAAATTATCCATTTTTATTACCTTTCAAATCATCAAATATTTTATTTATTGGTTTGTAAAATGCTTGAATTAAAGCAATACCCATAATACCAACTACAAAAACTAGTATGGCTGGTGAGAATAATATTAAACCTAAAAGTAAACCTATAGTTAATTGAATCCAAAACCATTTACTTTGTAGAGTTTTATTTATATTTTTTACAAACTCTTCTTGGTTAAATTCGTTATCACTTATTCTTTTTGTCATTGTTAAGCCTCCTTTTAAAATATGATATGACAATTTTTTCTATTACTAAAATACTAATACCAAAAATCATAAGAATAAAAAACAATTCAAAGATTATGAAATTAAATATGGTATCCATGTTAAAATCCTATAATAAATGATAGTATAAATACTGTTACACCAATAAAATTTAGTGTAATTGTAAAGTAATAAGGAAATCTTATTCCATGATTTCTGTTATTTAATATACCTATATCAGTTATAAATGCTGATAATATGAATATTGCAAATGATGTAAATAATAATAATATAAAAGTCATTGTTACCCCCTTCCTTGCATTGCTTCTATGTATTCTGCTTCTTCTGCATCTACACAAGGATGCATCCCAAATGCAGTTTGTTCTAACATTTCATCAAAGCTACCGCCTTGTTTCATGAAGTTAATGTCATCTACTAATAAATCTATGGTTGTTTGTTGATGCCAATAATCAGCTTCCATTTCTTCTACTTGTTTTTTGAGGGATTCTATTTCCGATTTATAAAACTTATTAAAGAATGATAGTTGAGAAAGTTTTTCTTTAAGTGATAGTTTCATGATGTTCTCCTTTGTTTAAATAATTGTTAATAATTTATAAGTACTAAAAACCAAAATAGTGTTGCTAAAAAAATAAAAAAATATGAGCTAGAGGATTTTATTGTTCACCATTTTGTCCCACCTTGCTTAGTATGACCTAAGGTTTCTCGTGGTATATGTATTCTGCCCTCTTTCGACGGTGCTCTTTTTCAATCCTAATTTGACCACACTATGTTGTGATTAGGATACCCTTCGAAGTGGAGGGAAATATTAACTGATGCAAGTTAGGAGCGAAGCTCCTCCTGGTACAGGTTAACTTGCATTAGGGGATATTTGCCTCTATCGTTAGGGTATCTTATCACTACATAGTTGGAATCAAATTAGAGCATTGTAAAAGAGTGCTGTCGGAAGTTAGGGGGGAAACATATATCCGATAAACCTTTTTGGGAGTACTTAGCAAGATGGGGGAAAATGTATTGTGGACAAAAAATTCTGTAGCTGATATTTTTTTAGCGACACTATAAACTAACCAAAGTATATTCCGTAAGGAATATTCAACAATGAAAGATATGATAGTATGGCACGTACTTTAACACCTAAGCAGGAAGAGTTCGCACAAGCCTATGTGAAGAACGGTGGGCAAAAACAGAAATCCGCAATCGACGCAGGGTATGCTGTAGAGTCAGCTGCGGTCGAAGCAAATAGATTACTGAACAAGACACATGTACTGGATAGAATACACGAATTGACACACAATACCTTTGCAGGTCTAGCACCAAAGTTGCTCGATAGGTTAGTCAGGTTAGCCACAGACGCAAGGTCAGAAAAGGTACAGTTCGATGCGCTCAAAGACCTGCTAGATAGGTCTGGACACCGCCCTGTAGAAAGGGTTTTGAACATGTCTGCCCAATCCCCTAGTGACATTAAAGCACTTCAGAGCAGGGCTAAAGAGCTTATCGAAGGGCTAAATAAACAGGCTAATACCTTAGATGATAGTAAATCCGAGTCTACCGACATCGGAAACAATGAGGAGTCAGTCCATTAGGCTGTAAACAAGAGACAAAACCTACGGAAGCGGAGTGATTGCAAGAAATATTCCACAAATAAAGGGGGGAGTACCCCCAAGGCATAGTGTCGCTAAAAATAAAAGACCCCAACATACATTGTTCTGAAAAACCTGAGTGACAGATTTGCCTATGACTAGGCACTGGTGTCACAAAAAGTCAGAGGTACCTATCCTCAAATCGTTGATTCGATTGTATAAAAAAGAAATCTATGCCAGTATAGTCACTCTTAGTATATATATTATATATAAAGTCATGGTTTCAGAAAACGCAGATATGATTATTAAGGTTGGTCCAATGGATATTAAGGTATTCTTTGTTCCAGGTGATAATGACAGTTTTGGAGATTTTACTTACACTAAAAGTCAAATTCGTGTAGATTCACGTTTGACAGGTGGAGCATTAGTTGACACATTGTTGCATGAGGTATTTCACGCTATATGGGCTATAGGTCAGTTGAAGGACAAAGGCCAAGAAGAAGAACGAGCTGTTGCTGTAATGGCAACGTATATGACACAAGTAATTAGAGATAATCCTCACTTGATGAGGTGGATTGCAAAGAATCTTAAATGACTATTACAGATGAAGAACGAGATGAAAAGATTGCTGAGTTAGCTCAGATAACAGAAGAGTTAGAACAATACCATCTTTATAATAAATTAAAGTTATATCAACCTTATCCCAAACAAAAAGACTTTCATAACTCTGGGTCGCAGTTTCGAGAACGTATGTTAATTGCTGCAAACCAAGTAGGAAAGACTTGGTGTGCTGGTGCAGAGGTAGCTATGCATATGACTGGTCAATATCCTGATTGGTGGGATGGATATCGTTTTGATAAACCAACAAAATGGTGGGTAGCAGGTGTTACAGGTGAAAGTACAAGAGATAATCCGCAAAGGGTGTTGCTTGGTCAAAAGAGAAACTATGGTACTGGTATGGTTCCTCTTGATTGCATTGAAGCTGTCCAACTCGCAAGGGGAACTCCAGACTTGGTTGACAACTTTACTGTCAGGCATGAGTCAGGGGGTTTATCGTATTGTTGGCTCAAGTCTTATGAGAAAGGTCGTGAGAAGTGGCAAGGGGAAACATTAGACGGAGAATGGTATGATGAAGAGCCTCCTATAGATATTTATACAGAGGGTTTAACAAGATTGAATGTTAGTCAAGGCCCTGTGTTAATTACCTTTACACCATTGCTAGGTATGTCAGAAGTGGTAAGAAGATTTTTGCAACCAACAGAAGGTGGTAAGAAAACTAGACATTATGTTCAAATGACGTTAGATGATGCAGATCATTATGATGATGAACAAAAGAAAAAGATACTAGAACAATATCCAGCACATGAGAGGGAAGCTCGTACTGCTGGTGTACCAATGTTAGGAAGTGGTCGTGTTTACCCAATTAACGAAGAGGATATTACTTTCAAAATATCAGATTTTAAATCTGGATTTCCATCTTACTGGCCTTGCATTGGCGCTGTTGACTTTGGGGATTGGGATCATCCTATTGCTGCTGTCTTTGCTAGGATTGATCGTGATTCTGATACATTGTATATCTATGACTGTTATAGGCGTAGCAGGGAGAAGTTGGCGGTACATACAAAAGCAGTAAGGTCTAGAGGAGAGTGGATTCCTATTGCGTGGCCTCATGATGGTCATAAACATGATCGGCAATCTGGTAAACCTATATCAGAACTATGGAGACAAGATGGCGTTCGTATGTTAAAAGATCATGCTCAATGGGAAAAAGGTGGTTTCTCTGTTGAAGCTGGTGTAACACAATTACTGGACAGAATGGAGACAAATAGGATAAGAATAGCAGACCATCTTGCCGATTGGTGGGAAGAGTTTAGAATGTACCATCGCAAAGATGGAAAGATTGTAAAAGAGAAAGACGATCTTATGGATGCAACTAGGTATTGTATTATGTCATTAAAATATGCAAGACTACCAGGTGATTCACAAAGACGACCTGAAGTATTAATGACTGTCGGTGATTATGACGTATTACAATAATTAAGGGATATTATGGCACAAGAATATACAGGTAGAGAACTAATTGAAAGATTTGAATCATTGCGTAACAATAGACGCACTTGGGAAGATCATTGGCAGGAATTAGCAGATCATTTAATACCAAGAAAAGCAACAATTACAACAGTACGTACTCCAGGAACTAAAGCCCATACTAAAAGGTTTGCATCAGAACCTATGCATGCTTTAGATGTTTTAGCAGCAAATTTACAAGGAACGCTTACTAGTCGTTCTTTTAGATGGTTTGATTTACAAATTGCTAACAATGATGAGTTAAACAAAGTACCAGCAATACGGCAATGGCTACAAGAAAGCTCTAAAAGAATGTGGAACGCTATTAATGCGTCTAACTTTCATTCTGCTGTTCATGAATTTTATATTGACCTTACTGGTTTTGGTACAGCTTCTATTATGTGTGAGCCAACACCAGGGCCAAAAAAATATAATGGGTTACAATTTGTAACACATCCTATAGAAAGTTACGTTTTTGAAGAAGATTACTGGGGTAGAGCTAACGCCTGTTGTTATATTTATGCGTGGACTACTCGACAAATACGTAAAAGATTTCCTGATTTTGAGTTACCAGAAAAAATGCAAAATGCCCATGAGAGCAATCCCCATGAGAAGTTTCCATTCTTGCATTGGATATTGCCTAGAGGTGACAGAGATCCTTACAAAGTAGATACTAAGAATATGGAGTATGCTTCTTGTTGGGTGGATATTACTAGCGCAGAGATAGTGGAAGAAAGCGGTTACAATGAAATGCCAAGTATGGTAACACGCTGGAGCCGTAATAGTGGTGAAGTCTATGGTAGAGGTCCAGGCAATACAGCATTGGCTGATATTAAGGTTTTAAATAAGTCAACTGAATTAGAGTTAAATGCATGGGCAAAATTCATTGACCCACCGTTCTTTGTGCTAGATGATGGAGTTATTGGCAAAGTGGATTTAAGGCCAGGAAAAGGAACCATTATTAGAGATAGAGATGCACTGTGGTTTTACGAGTTCCGAGGCCGTGCCGATATAGGCCGTATTAAATTCCAAGAGTTACGTGAAGGCATACGTAAAACTTTCTTTGCTGACCAATTAGAACTGCCACGTTCTGACAGAATGACGGCAGAAGAAATACGAACACGTGTTGAGCTTATGCAAAGAGTACTAGGCCCAACTCTAGGAAGATTAGAAACAGAGTTTCTTAATCCTTTAATAGATCGTGTTTTTGGTATTTTAGAAAGAGGCGGTGCATTGCCAGAGGCGCCAGAAGAACTTGTAGAGGCTTTTGGTAGCAGTCAGTCTATAGATGTTAAGTATAGTGGTCCTTTAGCTAGATCCGAAAGAATGTCTGAGGTCTTTTCTGTACAAAGACTGTATGAGAGCTTGGCGCAAGCAGCACAAATTGACCCAACTGTTTATGATATTATTAATCATGAAGAAGCTGCTAGGTTTATGGCAGATAATCAAGATGTACCAGAAACAATATTACGTTCCCCTGATGAAATGGAAGAGATGAGAAATGCACGTGCTGAAGCACAGCAAGCGCAAACTCAACAACAACAAGGCGTGGAACAAGCACAGATTATAGAAAGTTTAGCAAGAGCAGATAAATTAACTAGAGAATGATTGCATTAAAAAAAGTAGCGGAGCTTTATCAAAAGGTTTTATCGACTCCTGATGGACAAGAGTTGATGAAAGAAATGTATCGTCAATACGGTAAACGGCTATCCTTTGACCCAGACTCAGATAGAAAAACTGCGTTCAATGAAGGCCAACGTAGCGTATATCTTCGAATGATACATTTATCTAATTTAAATCCTAACACTATTGAAACAGAAGCAGAAAGGTTAACCGATGACTGATGAAAGCAATGTAGACGATACTACACCAACACCTGCAAGTGAGCCACAGTCTTTGCAGGATATGTTACCAGCAGAATTAAAAGATATTAACGCTTTAAAAGATTTTAAAACAGCAGCAGATTTAGCAAAGTCTTATGTTAATACCAAAGAAAAAATTGGGTCTATGGTAACAATACCTGGAGATGATGCTGATGGTGAAACAAGAGCAAAGTTTTATAATCGTATTGGCAGACCAGAAACTATAGATGGTTATGATTTTGCACCAAAAGCTGTAGAAGGTTTAGAAGGTGTAACTGCTGTTAATGATGCTAATGTGAAAGCATTTAAAGAAAAAGCGCATGAACTTGGTTTAACTAAAAAACAAGCTAACGGTATGATGGATCATGTTCAATCTGGCTTTAGTCAACAACTACAAGAACAAGCAAGGCAATTAGCTGAGTCTGCTGATAAAGCATCAAAAGAACTCAGAACAGAATGGGGAGTTAATTATGATAAAAATATGGGTAATGTTGATACAGCATTATCTCAATTTTTTTCTAAAGAAGATGGTGCGTTGTTAAAACAAGCATCAGCACAATACCCAGGATTAATGAAAAGTTTATCGCAAATAGGTTCACAAATATCAGAAACACCAACGAGCAGAGAGGGAACAATGTCTAATTCAGCACCAACTAGAGAAGATGCAAAAGCAGAAATACAAAAAATACAAGGCGATAAAGAACATCCATACTGGAACAAACAACATCCTAATCATAAACAAGCTGCTGAAGTTATGAATCAGTTATACAAAAAGGCTTATGATAATGTCGAATAATCCAGAAAGAAAAGATTTTTTTAGATTAGAATCGTTAAGATTAGCTTGTAATATGGCAACTGCTAATACTGGAATACTAGAAAATGCAGAAAAATATTACGAATGGCTATTGAATGAACCGAAAACTAAAAAAAACACTAGAAAAACATCTTCAAAGTAAGTATTAATATAGTAAGGATTACTTTTTCTAAAGCCCTGACCCTATCGCAAGGTACGTTTCAGAAGCACGTTAGCTTCCAGGATAGGCCCAAAATTTTTTGGATTACTTATACCGCTTAATTTTGTCTATTAACTAGGAGAAAGTAATGAGTACTGAAATCCCAGTCTCTTTTGTGGAACAGTTTAAAGATAACTTTATTCTGCTTTCACAACAGAAAGGATCTCGTATGCGTGGTGTAGTGCGAGATGATCCTGATTTTCTTCGTGGCAAAGCAGGGTACTTCGATAGAATTGGCTCAACAGCCATGCAACGAAGGACCTCACGTCATGCGGATACACCGTTAATTTCAACCCCCCATAGTAGAAGGCGAATTACGCTTGAGGACTATACTTGGGCTGATCTTATCGACACAGCAGATAGAGCAAAAATGTTGGCAGACCCTGAGGGTACATATGTCCAAAATGCTGTATATGCTGCTGGCAGACAAATTGATACTGCCATTTATGGTGCTTTTGGTGGAAATGCTTATTCAATGGATGAGGATGACGCTGCAAGCACAGTCGCTTTACCAGCAGGTCAAAAAGTAGCGGTTAATAACCATACTTTTGATTCTGGTTCTGGCGATGTAGGGTTAACTGTTGGTAAACTCTTAGCTGCAAAAGATATTCTTTTAACAGCTGATGCAATAGATGATGATGAGCCATTGTTTTGCGTTACCAGTGGTAAACAACTTATGAAACTAATGACTGAAACTACTGTTACAAGTAGAGATTTCACAGATGTGCAAGCTCTAGTTCAAGGTAGAGTTAATCGTTTCATGGGCTTTCAATTTGTGCGTTATGAAAGTTTAAGCACTGATACAAGTAGTGATCAATTAGTTTACTGCTTCAGCAGAAATGCTGTTGGTCTAGCAATGGGCCAAGACGTCAATGTCAAAATTTCAGAACGTGCTGACAAGAACTATTCAACACAAATTTACTGTGAGCTATCTGTAGGTGCAACCAGGATAGAAGATGAAAAAGTTGTTGAAATAGCTTGTGATCCAACTTAGAGGGAGAGATAGAAAATGGCTGTAACAACTGAATACTCAAGTCAGTACACAGAATCATACATAACTGTTCCTGCTAAAGTTCCTGAGTCACACGAATGGATGGGTCGCCTTAGAATAGGATTTTTTGAGTTTACTCAAGGATCTGACGCTGGTGACGCTACATCATTAGCTTACTTAATTAAGCTACCTGCTGGTAAAGTTCGTTTGATTCTTCCTTTGAGCCGAGTACATTCATCTGCACTTGGATCAAGTAGAACAATGGACCTTGGTTGGATAGCATATACAGATGATGATGGTGCTAGTGTATCTGCCGATCCTAACGGTTTAGATGATGGAGTAGATGTTTCATCTGCTGTAGCATTTAATCCAGGTGGGACTGTAGGAACGCACGAAACATATCTTTTTGAATCTCAAGAAGGTGTTGTGTTAACTGCACAAGTTAATGATGGAACATTACCTGCTGCTGCAACAATCAAAGGGTATTTTGTATACGTGATTGACTAATATATAAACGTGAGGGAGTCTTAACGGCTCCCTCATTATTTTAAGGATTACTATGACAACAGTTTCCGAAACAAGTATTTGCAATATGGCTCTAGCCCTTTTAGGCGACGAGCGTATTGGAGCCTTGACAGATAACACTGAGGCAGCAAGGGCCTGTAATTCTGTCTATGAGCACCTAAGGAATGGTTTGCTTCGTTCCCATCCTTGGAGATTTGCTCGGGCTAGGGCCAGCCTTGCATCTTTAAGTACAACCCCTACATGGGGTTGGTCATATGAATTTACATTACCAACAGATCCGTATTGTTTACGAGTTTTAGATGTAGAAGAATATCGACAAGATGAATGGACCGTAGAAGGTAGAAAATTATTAGGTGATTTTTCTACTGCCAATATAAGATATATATCAATTATTACTGACCCAATGCAATTTGACCCATTGTTTAGTGTCGCACTAGCAACACGTATATCTATACAAATATGTATGCGTTTAACTAGTGATGAAAACTTGCGTAATATGTTGCGTAGAGATTTTGACGAACATATGCAAGAAGCAAGGTCTGCTAGTGGTCAAGAAGGTGAAGTAGAAAGTATTAATGCTACAATATTTGCTGATGAAAGATTATGACAACAAGTAATGAGATTGTTAATTCTTTTGTGGGTGGTGAGTTTTCACCAAGTATGTATGGAAGATCTGATTTAAGGCTATACAACAATGCTGCAAAAACATTAACAAATATAAGAGTAAGACCACAAGGCGGAGCAGATAGACGTTCTGGTACTGTATTCTGTGCAGAAGCAGCAGACCATACGAAAGTTTCTCGATTAATTACTTTTGAGGAAAGTACAGCAGAAGCCTATATTATCGAATTGTCTAATCTTAAAATGCGATTTTTTAAAGATACAGACCAAATAAGAGAAGCTGCAAAAACAATAACAGGAATAACTAATGCAAATCCAGGTGTAGTTACATCTAGTAGTCATGGGTATTCTAATGGAGATCATGTGTTTATACACAGCGTTGCTGGTATGACGCAAGTTAATAACAGACGTTTTACTGTTGCTAACAAAACAACAAACACATTTGAATTATCTGGTGTCGATACTTCCGCTTCTGAAGGATATGGTACGCATAGTGGCACAGCAGGTAGAGCTGAAAAAGTTTATGAAATAACTACAGCGTATACAGAAGCCCAGTTATTTGAGATACAAACAGTACAAGATCAAGGAACAATGTATCTTGTGCATCCTGACCATCCAACCAAAAAACTAACAAGAGCTAGTGATACAAGCTGGACATTAGCAAATGTTGATTTTATAGATGGGCCTTATTTACCAGACGATACAACAGGTGCAACACTTACATTAGGTGGTACTAGTGGAAGTGTATCTGTTACAGCATCTAGCTCAACATTTGCAGCAACCGACACTACAGGAACTAATGGTACTGGTCTTTATGATCGGTTAATCCAAATTACCGACGGCAGCAACAAGAGATACATCAAAATCACTGCTTTTACATCTGCAACTGTCGTAACCGGTGCAATCCAATCTTCCACAGGCACATTCTCCGGAACTGGTGCTTTTTCTACCTTTAGGCTCGGTGCTTTCAGCACAACCACAGGTTTTCCTTCCGCTGCTTTTATTGCTGAACAACGGTTAATCCTCGCAGGTACAACGGATAAATCACAAACATATTTTTACTCCAAATCTGGGTTTTTAGAAGATTTCACACCTGGTACTGATGATGATGATGCTACATCATACGACATTGCATCCAGAAGAGCAAATCCTGTTCGTTGGGTATCTGGTATTGAATCAGATGTTATATCAGGAACAAGTGCTAGTGAATGGAGAAGAACAGGTAAAGTTACACCTGCCGATGCAGCTATACGGTGTATAGGATATGAAGGTTCTGCTAATGTTGAGCCAGTAGAATCACCAGAAGCCATAGTTTATGTCCATCAAACAAAATCGTTAATTCAAGCATTGACAGTTAAAAGTTTAGGGCAACAAATACCTACTTTTGAAAATACTAATTTAAGTTACACAGCTGATCATATTGCTGGTGGTGGTTACAAACAGTTAGCATATTCTCATTATCCTTATAGAAGTATATTAGCATTAAGAAATGATGGAAAAATAGCGTGTTGTACGTATGATCGAAAGCAGGGAGTTACTGCTTGGTCTACATGGGAAACATCAGGCAACTATGAATCTGTAGCAGTAGCTTCCGTTGATGCTTCTGCAACAACTATTGAACAAACAGATAGAGTTTGGACATGTGTTAAAAGAGAACTAGATACACCTGCAAGCTGTACTATTACAGTAACAGATGCATCTAATATTGCTGCTGGAACAACTTTAACCTTCACAACGCAAGACGGTGTATCAACAACATTAACAGCAACAGCAGATGATCCGCCATCAGATGCATTGTCGTTTTCTCTTGGTGATGGAAGTAATAATGGTGTTGCGGATAATATTGCTGTAGGTACTGGTTCAGCATTTGGTATTAATGCAGTAGATGGTTTTAGTGCAGCCAATCCTGCTGCTAATGTTATTACAGTAATTAGAGATGTTGCAGGAGGAGCTAATACAACTGTTACATCTTCTGATCCTACACGTTTAGCCGTAACTAATTTTACTGGAGGGACAACAACTAAAAGGTATATTGAATATGAAGATGATTCCACTAATACTGATTGTGCTATGCTCTATAGTGGTAGTAGTACTACAACTCCTGGGGGATTGTGGCACCTGTTAAACCATACAGCAACAATTAAAAAAGATGGTGCTGTTGTTGCTGCTCAACGTGTATCAATGGGCGATATTACATTAGGTTCTAATGCAACTGCTGTAGAAGCAGGAATAGAGTTTAGTCATACCATATCAACACTACCAATGGATGTAACCCTAAGAAAAGGCTCTACTTTAGGAACAAAAAGACGTATAACACAAGCTATGTTGTTATTAAGGGATTCTTTGGGTGGCACAGTAGATGGAGATCCTATTTTGTTTAGGGATTCTAGTGATGAAATGGATAGTGCGCCAGACCCCTTTACAGGTATATTACAAATAGTGCCTAATACAGCATTTAGTAGGTCTGGTGAAGTAACAATAACAGGATCACAACCATATAATTTTAATTTAAATGGTTTGGTTTTAATAACGAATGTTGAGGACAGATAATGGGATTAGGTAATTTTCTAAAAAAGATTGCTCCTATAGCTATAGGTGGACTTATAGGTGGACCATTGTTAGGTGGATTAGGTAGTGCTTTTGGTGGAACAGCTGGTGGTGGATTAGGAAGTTTAATTGGTGGTTTTCAAAGTTCTGGTATTGGAAAAGCTATTGGTTTAGGTGTGCAAGGGTTAAATTTGTTTAGCTCTTTTTCTTCCAATAGGGAACAAATAAGACAAGCAGATATAGCTAATAGAATACAAGCTGCAAACACACTTGAAGCTATTAAATTTTTTCCTATAAAAGAACGTGCTTTAGTAGCAGAAGAAGCAGCATTAGCATCTGGAGCTGCTTTAGAATCAGAACAATTAGTAGAACAAAGAGCAAGAATGTCTAGAGCTTTAGGTTTTCAAACAGCAACATTAGAAAGAGAAGGTGGAACTTTAGGAGAAAAATTTAGACAACTTGCAAAACAAGAAGAACAACTTATGGGTACTGTTGCTGCAAGTGCAGCTGCTAGAGGTATAAGAGTTTCTTCTGGACAAATAAAATTGCAAGAAGAAGAAATAACAAGAGAATCAGAATTTGCTAGAGGACAACTTACATTGCAGTTAGGTCAGTTAGATCAAAGCAGATTAGAATTACAGCAACAATTTGAAGATGCTTTATTTGATGCAGGTATACAAGAAAAAATTAATTTAAGAAATCAAGAGTTAGGACAAGAACGAATAGATTTTGAAAGAGAAATGAATATTGAAAGAGAAAAAACAGCAAGACATATAGCAGCATTACAAGGAATTAGTATACCAGATGATTCTCCTAATCGTTTAACTCCAGAAGAACAATCAGATAGAGATAGAACAAGAAGAGAAGAAGAAGAAAGATTGCGATCAAATATAGATCCTACTATTACAAATCCACAAAATGTAATTACTGTTCCTGGTAGCGGAACACCTTTTAGTTTTAATACACCTTTTGGTGCTATAGAAGGTCGTGCTGGCACTGCGACAGCAGACATAACAACACCAGAAGGACAAGAGCAAGCATTTCAAGCATTTGACGACTTTACCTTTGGTTTTGATGCTTTTGGTGATTATGGAATTGATGAATAGGAAAACACAATGGCAATTAATTTTCAAGGTATACGTAGAGCGCAACAACAAAATATAAATGTTGCTACAAGAGGTGTTAGTCCAAGAGTTCCTACTGATACTGACACAATGAAATTACAATCTATTAGTAATATTGCATCTGCTTTAAATCAATTTGCAACAAAAATATCTGATGATTATAGCAGTGATTTATATCATGAAATGACTGGTGAATATGACAGAGAAGTTTTATCTTTAATAGATAGCGAAACTAGTGATGTTACAAAATATGGTGAATGGGGAGATAGTGTAGAAAAAAAACGATTGGCATTAGACAAAAAATACAAAGAAAAAGCTAAAACTTTAAATCCTAAATTTTTAAAAGCATTTAATAAGTATACTAGTGATCAAGAAACATCCATTAAAAGTCAAGTTTTATCAAGACAAAGAACAGCAAGAAAATCGTTAGCAGTACCACAAATAAAAAAAGCAATTAATGATTTAATTATGGATGCTCAAGGCAAACATCCAGACGATAGATTTTTACAAGATAAATTAGAACAAACTAGACAATTTATACAAAACAAATCACCCCTTATAGGTGATGCTTCTACTCAATTATATATTGATTCTATGTTAGGTTCTTTAGAACACGCTTGGGCTAAAGCACAAATAGAATCTGGTAACTATGGACCTTTTGTTCCAGACTTATTTGCAGAAGAAGAAGGTATTACTGGTTATCAATTTAAGTACACAGAAAAAGGACCTACTTTACAAGGACAAGCAAAAAGACAGTACGCTGCAAATATAAAGCAATTAAAAAAAGAAAGAAAAGAAGAATTAACTGCTATAGATGCTGCTACTGATGATGCAATATCTCAAATAGGTAATAATCTAAGAAACATTAAAGATATTATGATATCAGAAGAATTAAACACACCAGAAAATGTACAAAATTTACAAAACAATATAAATCATAATTTTGTAAGATTAAACAATGTTGCTGCAAAGCTTGATCCACAAAGCAAAGATTACAAAGAAGATCTATTAAAAATTCAAAAAACAGCAGAAAAACTTAAAGCAGCTCAAGTTGGAGTATGGACATCAGGAACATTTTTGGATGCCCAAGAATCAATAAAAGAATCAATGCAAAATCCAAGTATAATACCAGATGTAATGGCTGAAAAACGAGTTAAAGGTTTGTTTAATTTTTTCGATAAAGAAATTAATAATACTAGTAGATCTTTAGAATATCAAGCGGAAATGGTAAAAATTCGTAATTCATTGAAAGGGCAAGTATCTAAATTTCAAAAGATTATAGATACTAATTTAAATTTAAAAGACGCTTTAAACTCACAACGACCTACTGCAAATCAACAAAAAATTATAAAAAAAGAAATTCTTGATAAACGAATTGTTGTGAATAGTGAAGATTATAGAAAAATGTTAGAAGATATGGGGATAAATATTAATAGCCCTGTATCTTCTATTTTATCTAACACTAGTAAAGAAGATGGATCTCCATCAGATCATTTTTATCGTTTTACAATACCTATGGCTCAAAATTTAGGTTATGTACCTCCTGGTATTACAAGTAATTTAACCAATTTAGCACTCAATGTTAATATAAGCGAACCAGAAGAAGCGGCTGCTTTACCCAATTATCTTAGACAATTAATTCATGTAAATAGAGCTGTGGGCAACACATTGTATGTTCAAGGTGAAGGTAATACTAAAATAAATGAAATGATAAATGTTTATAATCAATACGCCAACATGGAAGTTTATAGGACTCAACCACAAAAACTTGGTAAATTAATTTATATGCGTGTTTTTCCTGATTCAGAAATAGCGTTTGCTGAGAAACAACTACTTAAGAATGACGCTATTTTAAAAATATCTCAACTAACTGGAGATGATTACCTTGGCGACCCAGCAGACCAAAACAAAATAAAAGATGATATAATAAAAAGATTTAAAGCAAGTAAAGGCACAGGAACTCTTGCAGGAAGAATTTTTAAAAGTATAACAGACGATGTTTCCGTAGTAAAACCTGAAGATGTAAAAATAAGACCTGAGCAAGTAGAAGTAATTCTAAATGAAACAATAAGAAGAGTTATTAATAAAATAGAAAGTGATCCTGAACTTTTTAAAAGTTATAAACTAAATGAAAGAGAAGGTGCATATCAAAATTCTTCTTTGTTTTTAAATACTGTAAATGAAGTCATTAATATAACAGATTATGATTACAAAACAGGAAGTGTAGAAATAAATTCTATATATTCAAAAAAACATGGTATGCCATTAGAGCATATAACAAATAATGCTGCTCTAAGTTTAAAAGATAAGATAGATCCAGAAATATATAAAGATATTGTAGTTACAAAAAATGTAAGTAATAAATTTATTGGTAAAGATCCTTTGGCACGTTTACATCCAAGCGCAAGCAATTTAGAAATGTTAGCAGTAATAGGTGTACAACCTAATTCCGATGGACAAACTGTTAGTTATTTAGATTTAGATAAAGTGCAATTTGTACCAGATGGTTTTGAATTTATTGATGTAACTCGCAATATGTTAGGTGACACATTTGATAATTATCATTCTAGAAGAGCTTTATCTATTAATAATAAAGACAAAGGTCAAAATTACAGAATATGGTCACAAGTTACTAATACAAAAAAAGAAAGAGTACCTAGATGGAAGTTATATTACAAAAATGAACCTTTAGAAACAAAAAATGGACAAGTTGCAAGATGGTACTCTGATGTACCGCCTAATGATATTAGAGATAAAAGAGTTCGTTTAAATACTATGCAAAAGAAAAAATTATTTCCGTTTTTGGATAATGTAATACCAGACAATATATTACAAGATATACTATTTGGTTCGTTGTCAAATAGCACGAGAGTAGAAGCTATAAAACAAACAGGAGATGTAGTGCAAAAATTGCCTGAAGATCTGGAAAAGTTATTAGAGAAATTAACAGTAAAACCTGGTGAATCAAAAATATTAGGTATGAAATAAATGCCTTTAGTAGATAGAAAAGAACCTTATAAAAATACATTGTATCAGCCTTTAGCTGAAATGAAATATGATGACTTTGAACCATCTGCCGCAGAAATAGCAGGAGCAGTTTTTAGATTATACAATAGCGTAGGCTCTTCTATAGCAAGTTGGGAAAGTGACGAAGAAAGAACAGAAAAATTTAACAATCGTAACGCATCAAATCTTTACGATTTTACGCAAGACCCAAGAGCTGTAGATGCTAAAATTTTTTCAGCAATAGCTGATTCTAATAGTTACGAAGAATCAACAGCTATAATTTCTCGTTTAAATCAAGAAACAAAAGACAGAAAAGTTGTCGATAGTTTATCTGGATGGGGATCTTTTGCTGCTATAACAGGTGCTTCTGTTCCTGATCCTTTTAATTTATTATTTTTATCTGTTAAAGGCGTAAGATCCGCTATTGCAGCAGGTGCAACCGTTGGTGGTGGTCAAGAACTTATGTTTCAAAATCAACAACAAGTAAGACCAATAGAGGAAAGTATTGCAGTAACAGTTTTTAGTGGAGCATTTTGGGGAATTGGAGAAGGTGTAAGACATTTAGTACGTGGAAAATTAGACGATGCAACTTTGAAAAAATTTACTGATCGTATAATGGATGATATTGATGATGTAAAATTTTCTATGGAACAAAAGGTCCCTTATAATAATGTAGAACCGCTTACAAATACATGGCCTAAAACGCAAAGCGAACTTTTATCAACTACTTCGCCATTTACATATATTCCAAAAAAGGAAACTGGAGAATCTATTTTTCCAGAATTACAAGCAATAAAAGGCACAAGTAAAGTATCTTCTAGTAGCTCATTTGCTAATCAAGAAACAATTAGACTTTTAGACATGGCTCAAAAGTTTTGGAATCCTAGTGCAAAAGTAGCTGCATCAATTTTTAAATCAGCATCAGAAGCAAACGCTAAACTTGTTGAGTCATCTGGTTATATGAAAAGAACTATAAAAGATGGTTTAGCAGCTCCTCAAGCTGTTCAAAGTTTTATCAAAGGACATTTTGGCGCTCAATATGCTCTTTTAAATAATGTTAAAAAAGATTTTATAAATTATAGAAATAGATTAACAGCAGAAAAAGGAACTCCAAATTATACAAAATTAAGTCCTATAGTTGATTCACCTTTAGTTAGATCAATAACTGGAAAAAATACAGCTCCAAATATATCAGAATATTACAAAATGATTATGGTCAATTTACGAAAAATTGAAAGAGAAGGTGATGTTGTAATAAAAAATTTAGAAAAACAAGGTGAAAAAGAAGTCCTAGAGTCTATATCCAAATTTAGAACATTTTTTGATGATTATGCTGAAGAAGCAAAATTTGCAAAAATATTACGTGAAGAAGGTGTAATTAAAAATTATGTTCCTAGAGCATGGGATATAGTTGCTGTATCAAAGAATAGAAGTCAATTAATTAATAGAATAATTCAACATCAAGAAAAATATGGAGCAAAACAAGGTTGGAATATTTTATCAAAAAAGGAAGTAGAAGATGCTGTTGATGCAATTATTAATGGTGGTTCAAATATAGAAGGAGCTAATATAGCAGGACCAAGAGGTATTTTTTCTAAAAGAAAACTAGATTTATTCGATGATGAATTTGAAGATTTTTTAATGAATGATGCAAGAGATGTATTATCTTCTTATGTAAGAGTTGCTAGTGCTGATATTGAAATAGCAAAAGCTTTTGGTTCTGTAGATATGCAAAAAGTTTTTGATGATATTTTAGATGAAGCTAAAGAAATGATTTCTAAATTAGATAGCATTAAAGATGTAAATAAGATTGCTAAAATATCACAAGAAGCAGAAGATAATATAAAAGTTTTAAGTGCTATGAGAGATGTGCTTAGAGGAATATACGGATTGCCAGAAAATCCTTATGCTTTATCAAGTAGAGCAGCAAGAATTGCATTAGATTTTAATAATATGGTTGCTTTGGGAGGAGCTGTTGTTTCTTCTATGCCTGATTTAGGAAGAATTGCTATGACAAATGGTCTAAAAGAATCGTTTGATCAATTACAATTTATGACTAAACATTGGAAAAAATATAGAGCTGCTGCTCATGAAGTTAAATTAGCAGGAACATCTTTAGATATGATGATGCATCAAACAGCGTTAGCATTATTTGGAACAGCAAGTTTGCCGCCTAGATTTTCTAGATTAGAGTCTTATATAGGAGTCGCTACTAATGGATTTTTTATAGCAAATTTGTTATCTCCTTGGAACGCATGGTTAAAACAAACAACAGGAATTATGGTTACAAGTAATATTGTTAAACAAAGCGCAAATTGGAGTAAAGGCACTATATCGACCAAGAATAAAAATAAACTTTTACAAATGGGTTTAGAAGAAAAAGATGCAAAATTAATAGAAAAATTATTTAACAAATATGGTGAAACTGTTGATAATGTTAGAATACTTAATACTCAAGATTGGAAAGGTTTTGCACCTTCAATTACTCCTGATTTACCTAAAGGTTATAAAATTGTTATAGGAAAAAATACTATAAAAAATAATGTTTATAAAAGCGCAAGTAATAACAGAAAAACAAAAACTATAACTTTAGATGAAGAATATATAAAAGGAGAACAATATAAAGCAAAAGCATGGCTTTCTCCAAAAGTAAAAGGAGTAAAACCTATTGACTATGATTTTAAAAATGCAGACGAATGGTTTGATTTTGTTAAAGCACATGAAATTATGCATGCTAAATTTCCAAATCCAAAAAAACGTCTTAAAGGTGATCCTGTTGATGCAGATTATGAAAATTTAACAAATAAAAGAGCATTAGATTTTATGAAAAAAACAGAAAAACAACGAAGATCTACTGCGTCAATAACTGATTCTCAAATTACAAAGTTACGTAGAAAATTTAGAGCAGCTTTAGCAAAAAATGTAGACCAAACTATTGTTACTCCAGGAGCAGGAGATCAGCCATTATGGGTTCATAGTTCATGGGGAAGATTTATTGGTCAATACAAATCGTTTGCTTTTGCAGCAGCAAATAAAGTTTTAGTTCCTGCAATACAGCAACAAGACAGACAACAATTAATGGGTCTTTTTATGATGGTTTATTTAGGCCATCAAAGCCAAGCTATAAAAGATAGTTTAGAAGGCAAAGATAAATCTTATACTACAGAAGAAGCTGTTGTTAATGGTATTAAAAGAAGTGGTATATTAGGGATATATATGGAAATAGATAATATACTTCATTCTTTGACAGGAAGCTCATTTGAAGAAGCTATAACAGGAAAACAACAACCTGAGTTTTTAGGAAAAACAGCTAATACGTTTTTACCTGTAGGGAGTACATTATTAAACGCTTTTGATGCTATAAAAGGTGGCGATATGAGCAATGCTCCTCTTCCTTATAAAGATATATTCTGGCTAAAATTGTTTAGAGTTTGGGGATTAAACAATATGTTTGACAGATTAAATAATGACGAATAAGTTTTTTTTCTATATAAAGGTGTATTATGACTATAACAACTACAACAGCACGTAAAGAATATACAGGTAATGGGTCTACTGACACATTTGCCTATGATTTTAAGATAATACAGGATTCTGACCTTAAAGTTTATGTAGTTACTACTGCTACAGGTGCTAGTGCTTTAAAAACAATTACGACCCATTATACGGTAACTGGTGCTGGTTCAGCTAGTGGAGGTAATGTTGTTATGGGTACACCTCCATCATCAGCAGAAACCCTAGTTATTTCAAGAGAAGTGCCTTTAACTCAAACTGTAGATTATATAGAAAACGACGCATTTCCAGCAGAAACCCATGAATCTGCCTTAGATAAATTAACTATGATTGCACAACAGCTACAAAGAGATAGCGGAAGAGCTATGGTATTACCAGTATCAGCTCCAGATTCTGTGTCTGCAACTATGCCAGATCCATCTGTTAACGATGGTAAGCTCTTAGGTATTGCATCTGATGGATTGAGTATAGAAGCAACAACAGGAAGAGTAAGCTCTGTAAGTGCCTCTACAAGCACCGTAGGCGTTAGTAATGGTGCTGCACAAAGCGCAACTGGTTCTGCTAGCTTTACAACAAGCACAGGAGCTTTAGCATTATCCCTAGGATTGCCTGTGGGTGCTACTGGTATGATGGGTGGTATTTCTATGCAGTACAGTACCACAACTACAGACAGCGACCCAGGAGCAGGTTTTATTCGATTTAACAATACTAGCTTAAATAGTGCGTCTTTACTGTATATTGATGATTCTGACGGAACAAACGATATAAGTGCTTGGGTAGCCACTTGGGATGACTCTAATTCAGCAAATGCAGGGTTTTTAACCATAGCTGGTAATCCTAATAGCTCAAGTCCATTAGTAATATTTAAAGTAACTGGATTAACAGATGCATCTGGTTATACAAAAGTTAATGTTACTTATGTAGCTGGTAGTACCAGTATTAGCAATAATGCTGAAGTATCCGTTAACTTTTCCCCATCAGGTGATGTTGCACAAGCAGGGTTATATTTTAAATTTGATGATGGCACATCAGATACAGATCCAGGTGCAGGAGAAATAGCCTTTAATCATGGAACTGTAGGAAGTGTAACAATATTATACATAGATGATGCTGATCAAAATGGAGTAACAGTATCATCTTTTATACAGTCATTCGACGACTCAACAGATGCTTCTAATAAAGGTTTTATTAAAATACAAAAACGAGGTACACCCTCAACATACGCAATATACAAGGTAAGTGGTGCTACAACAAATGCTAGTGGTTACACTAAAGTGCCTGTTACTCACGTTGTATCTAATGGAACATATAGTGCTAGTGATGATTTAGACTTGTTTTTTACACAAACAGGTACAGCAGGGTTTTCTGGATTACATCTAGTATTTGATAATGGTACTAGTAATGCTGACCCTGGAGCTGGTGAAATAGCATTTAATCACGGAACACCAGCAAGCGTAACAGTATTGTATGTCGATGATGCAGACCAAAATAGCACAGATATATCAGCTTTTGTTCAATCATGGGATGACAGCACAGATGCAGTAAAAGGTTACGTTAGAATAGAAAAAAGAGGCACACCTACAACTTATGCCTTATATAAAGTAAATGCTGCTGTAACTGATGAAAGTGGATGGACACAAGTTCCTGTTGCTTATGTTGCAGGTAGCGGTTCGTTTAGTAATGGAGACAGTTTAGATGTTAACTTTACTAAAAACGGAGATTTAGGTGCTGCTGCTGGTATTCATTTAACATATAGCACAACAACCACAGATTCCGATCCTGGTAGTGGAGTAATACGATTTAATAATTCTACACTAGGTAGTGCCACAATTGCCTATATAGATGACGCAGATGCCGATGGTGCCGATATAGAAGCGTTAGTATTAAGTTGGGATGACTCTACTACAACATCGTTACGTGGTACTATAACCATGAGAAAACGAACTAACCCAAGCATTTATGCTATATGGAACATTACTGGAGCATCTACTGATGCTTCTGGATATTCTAAGTTAGCGTTGACATATGTTACAGGAACAGGAAGTTTTACTAATAATGATGCTGTTGCGTTACATTTTACTAGAACTGGAGATCAAGGATCAGATGCTTCCAATGTGTTTAAGACTATATCTGTATCAGGACAAGATGATGTTGTAGCAGATTCAGCAACAGATTCTTTAACATTAGCTGGCGCAGGAACAGTAGCAATAACTACAAATGCTTCTTCCGACACAATAACTTTTACTGGGACCGCTGGATCATTTACAGCAGCAGGTGATGGTGGTTCTAACCAAACAATTAATACAGGCAACACTTTAACTATTGCTGGTGGCTCAGGTATAACTACTTCAGGTTCCGCTACAGACACAATTACCGTTGCTGGTGATGATGCTTCGACATCAGCCAAAGGTGTTGCCCAATTTAGCTCAGATAATTTTGCAGCAAGCTCTGGAACAATCACAATTAAATCTGGTGGAGTTGATTTAACAGACGAAGTAACAGGTAGTTTACCCAATGCAAATTTAGCTACTGTAGGTGCTGCTAAAGGTGGAACAAATATAACTTCATATACAGCTGGAGATATACTATACGCTTCTGGAAGTACAACTATTTCTAAATTAGGCATAGGTTCTGCTGGTCAAGTTTTACAAGTTAACTCTGGTGAAAATGCTCCAGAATGGGGAACAGCATCATCAGGTATATCAGAAGCCTCGGCTATTGGCTTAATCATTGCTTTAGGATAGGAGAAAAAATATGGCCAATACCTTTAAACAAATTAGTAAAGCTGGAGTTACTTCGGCTGATGTAATTTATACGGTTGCTAGTTCTACTACTACAGTAGTTCTAGGACTTATAATTGGTAACACCCAAAGCTCAGACATAACAGTTACACTTACCATTGAAACTGATACCGCTAATAGGTCAGGAAACAATGACGAAGCTAACCAAAATGTTGAGCTTCTTACTTCCACAACTATACCTGCAAATTCTTCCTTAGAAGTAATGCAGGGTAATAAAATAGTGCTTGAAACTACCGATGTAGTAAAACTAACAGCTAGTGCTGCTGCTGATATTTCAATTTCAGTAATGGAGATTACATAATGCCATATCTAGGTAAAGAACCAAACGCTTCACCTAGCCAAACACTAGGAACAGGTGCAGCAGAAGATATTTTATTGAAGCTAGATGGTAATGCTGTTGATTACCACATAGGTCTAGATGACTCTGCTGATAAATTAACTTTTGGAAAAGGCTCAACACTAGGAACTACTACAAGTATGACATTTGATACAAATGGTATTATGGATATGCCATTACAACCTGCGGTTCATGCTCATCTAGCTAGTAATCAATCTGTAAACAATACCACTATTACAAAACTTTCTTTGGCTACAGAAGTTTATGACCGCAATAATGATTTTGATAGCTCAACAAATTATCGTTTTACAGCACCTGTTGATGGTTTGTATTTAGCTATTGCAAGTGTTCATACTACTGGAACAGATGCTGACAACTTAATTATTTATATTCAAAAAAATGGTGGAGATTTATTTAGAACAAGGACTCATGCTTCTGCTTCAGCTTCTATGGCTGCTAACACTACTGGCATTGCATTATTAGATGCAAATGATTATTTAGAAGTGTTTGTCCATCATAATTTTGGTGGTGCTACAAATATGACTGGATCAAAAGAATATACTTGGTTTAATGTTCAGAAAATAGCCTAAAGGAGAAAACAATGGCAGACAAAGAATATAAAGTAACCCTAAATGACGTTCAACAAAAAGCTATGAATGGTCAAATAGTAGACATCCAAACATGGCTAGAAAACGCTGTTAGCAATAAAGCTAGAAAAGCGATTGACTATTATTGTGATATAGAGGGTGTAAGCAAAAAGGCTTCAGATAGCACTAAGAATACTACTATTACAAATGCTACAATAGAAACTGCTGCCGATAGAAACAAAAGACTTGGAGTGGAATAATGCCATATTTAGGTGCTAGACCAACAGATGTTCCTGTAGGAAATTTAAACAATAATAAAAATTTATTGATTAATGGAGCTATGATGGTCAATCAAAGAGGTGGTGGAGCAGCAATAACTTCTGCTTCAACTTATAACAACAACGACGACAGTTATACTTTGGACAGATGGAATTTAGTTTCTGATGGTAATGATATTGTGGATGTTACTCGTAGTACAACAGCACCTGATGGTGGCTCACCTAATACTATTGCTTTAGATGTAGAAACAGACGATAAAAAATTTGGTATTGTGCAATTTCTTGAGTCTGCTGACAGTCACGCTGCTATTGGTCAAACAGTATCTTTACAGTTTAAAGCTAAAGTTAGTAATGCTAGATTAACAGATGTTAGGGCTGCTGTTATTTCGTGGGATGGAACTGCTGATTCAGTTACAAGTGATGTTGTTAATGCTTGGGAAAATGCCTCAACTGTACCTACATTAGCTACAAATTGGACCTATGAAAATACGGCTGCAAGTTTAGCTTTAACTACTTCTTTTGCTACATATACAATAGAGGGTATTGCTGTTGATACCTCATCAACAAATAATATTGCTGTCTTTATCTGGTCGCAAACTGAAACTAATAATGTTGGAGATATTTTATATATTACAGATGTTCAATTAGAAGTTGCAGATGTCGCTGGAACATATGACAGAAAATCTTTTGCAGAAGAATGGTCTGATTGTCAACGATACTTTTTTTCTAGTATTGGTCACGATGTATCAAAATCTGGCAATACAGGAGTAGGTAATGGTTATTCTTTTTTCACAATTGCTGACGATCATGGGGATTTTCTTGTTGACCATAAACTTGCAATAGAATTGAGAACAGACCCATCTGTGACTGTTGTTAATACTTACCCAAATGGTGCTGCTAATGGTGTATTCAGAAATGCAAATGATGGCACGACAGAAGCCGTTAGTGACAATTCAGAAGTATCTGGATTACACATAAACGATACATCTCTTGATTCAAGTCACGCAAATGATTTGATGTTTGGTGCTGTAATTGCTGACGCAGAAATGTAAGGATAAATAAATGATTGTAACACAAGCAAATAAATATGAGACTACTAATGAAAATGGCAACAAAGTTGAAAGAATAGTTGCGATTATTGATGGTCAAGATAAACACATACCATTAAATACACAAAATAGACATTATCGTGCAGTTTTAAGGTGGGTAGATGCTGGTAACACTATTGGAACACATACTTTTGATTAATGAAAAAACTGGAAGCACCAAACTCTTTGATTGGGTATGCAGATTTAGATGAAAAAATTTGTGATGATTTACTTGAGTTTTACAAAAATGATACAATGTTTCATACAGTTAAAGGTGTAACTGCTAACGAAAAAAACCCATCTAAGGATATAAAAGAATCTTTTGATAAAAACATTTCTGCAAATTGTAGTGATAAAACAATTTATAAGTATCTTACTATTTTGCATAAATTTTTAAATGATTATAAAAAACTTTTTCCAACTTTATCTTTTGTAAATGTAAAAATAAGTGATTCATTTAATATACAAAAATATCCGAAAGATGGTGCATATAAAGCTTGGCATTGTGAAAGAATGAATAGTGATGCAAAAACAAGTTTAAGAGTGTTGTCGTTTATTACTTATTTAAATGATGTTGATGTTGGTGGAGAAACAGAGTTTGCATTACAGCAAAGAAGAATTAAAGCAAAGAAAGGTAGAACCATAATATTTCCAAGTGAATGGTCACATTTACATAGAGGCGTACCTTCACCAAATCAAGAGAAATATATAACCGCAGGATGGTTTGAATTAGTATAATGGAAATAAAATCTTTAACATCAGCAATATCGGAATTAGGTTTTCCAATAGTTATTGCTTTAATATCTATAGTAATTTTATATAAGTTAGGAACATATACTTTAAAATTTGTACAAGATTTAGTCGGTAAACAACAAGTAGACCGAATGAAAAATATTGAACAAATTAAAATTGATACTGTTAAAGCTATAGAAAATTTAGAACAAAATTTAGAAGAAGAAGCTCATAACACTAGAGCTGAAATAACTCAAATCAAAACAATGGTTGTTAGACTAATAGATAGAGTACGTCTGTTAGCAGAAGAAGTTTATGACCACGACACAACAGCTAGAGCTGTATGGGATATTGGTCATAGAAAAGCTAAACACAGGACTAGATCAGAAAGACGAGAACAATTACAAGATGAACTTGCCGATATAGGCGCAAATGGAGATACACATGATTGATGTTCCTGATAAATCAATATGGCAGAAAAACAGAAGGTATATGGCTTGGTCTGCTTTAATTATTATGGCTATTGTAACTATTGTAGTATTATTATGGCCTGACAGAATAAAACCTGCTGAATCTATAATAATGATGATGTATGGTTCTTTAAGTGCTATGGTTGGTGCTTATTTTGGTTTTGCAAATATAGGAAAGAAAAAATAAAGAAAGGATAACTATTATGCCCTACGGTACTGGAACATATGGAAATAAAATTGGTAGACCTAAGAAAAAACCAATGCAAGGTATGAAACCAAAAAAAAATGGCTCTATGACAAAAAAGAAACCTAAGAAAAAATGAAATACTTATTAATTGTAATATTTTTTCTTTTTCCATTTCATGCTTACACTGCTGAATGGAATGACAAGCCTGTTCTTTGTACAAATATAAAGGATGTTTTAGATACTATTAAAAGTAAAAAAGAAATACTTTTATACAAAGCTGTTCAAGGAACTAAAGTTAGAACGGAAGATGGGTTAGCGGAAAAACCAGTTTTTATACCCCTTAAAATTTATGCCAACTTAAAAACTGGCACATATACAATTG